CCCGCCACTTTCAGGGGAGGACATGTTATTAGGCATCTCCACACCTCTTTGTCCTGCTGACTCAGCTAGTTTATCCACTATATTTTTAGTTGGTTTGCTTGTTTCTGCCAGAACAGCCATGGCAACCCCACCCATTATTTGCATAGGATCAGGTGTTGCTGGCGCTGGCGGCGCAGCCGAAGGTATACCAGCAAGGCCAGAAGAAGGAGGAGGAGGCATAGGAGGACCACCTGCACCCTGTGGCATAGGAGGACCACCCTGCGGAATTGCTTGAGGAATCCCTGTTCCCGGAGGAGGGGGAACCAGCCTATCCATCTGATTCTGCATAGCCATTTGTCCCATTCTACTTGGTGTTACCATTATTTTAAATTCCCATAGTTAGATTGCGGTCCTGTTTGTTCTGCAATAAAGTTACTACCATTATACCCTATTTTCTTTATTTTCGCAAACTGTTCTTGCTTTTCTTTTAACAAAGCTCGCATAGGATCAATAGTTTTACCGCTGTTCTGATTGCCTATAAGCGTGCTGGTCTGAATTAGTTTCATATGTTCACCAAAAGAAGACATTAATTTAGGCTTTGCCATGATGTTTCTGCTCCAAGACTTACATATCCTTTAAATTTACCAGTGCTTACTGAATAAGCTATATCCCCTTTTCTGGGCCTTCCTATCTCAGTAACAGTGGTCACAGCATAAATATTTGTGGATGGGGCAGTATCTACCTGAACATCCCTGCTATTTAATTCATTAATTAAAGCTGATGACCAGTCCTGTATTTGATCATAAGTATTCTGTGGCTCAGCAATAATAATATTATAGGGTAAGGTAGGATATCTTGCCATTATCTTCTACCATCTGGCTGCAATGCAAGTCGGAGTGATCCCCATCGCCAACTTGTTGCATTAGAGTTGCAAGACACCCTAACCTTAGCTTGCCTTCCCCTAGCTCTGAAATCAACCTTCTGTGTTGTTTCTTCAATATCAAACTCTTTTACAATTTGCTGAGTAGACTCAGGATACTGCTGAGTAGTAATCTTCATTTTAATTTCACCACCATTAACCATCTGATAATCTGGAATTATCCTGTCCATGAACATAAGAGCATTACCATCTGCAATATCAAAATCAGCAGACTCAATAAACGATATCAGGGTTTCTGAGTTAGAACCAACAAATACAGACACAGGTTCATTATTATAAACATTATTACCTGCCGCTGTAACGCCGGTGGTAATGGTATTTCCAAATATTTCTTTATCAGCAAAAGTAGTAAAAAACATAGTACCGTATACCCAATATTTATCAACAGGATTATAGATAACATATTTATCACACTCCGTGCCATCTCCAGAAGGGTATAGCCAAATAATTTCATTAAACTCAGAATTAGTACCAGTATATACTTTAGTATAATAACTGGTATTAATATCATCAAAGATATATCTACGAACTGTACAATCCAGAGTTTCTACCTGACCACTAAATCTATAAAAATTACCATAGCCCATCCAATAAGTTATACCATTAAAATCAATACCAGCATGGGGTCCAACCATCCCACAGTTACTGCCAGCCTGATTGAATCTGAATGTAAAGGGAGGGCCAGCAAAAGCCATTGTCCACAGAGAATTGTCTGTCCAAATATTGATAGCATTCTTTGAACGCTTTGCCCCTATAATTTTTGTACCGTCTGTCAGAACAACCTCACCAGCAGTTGTGGCTGCTGTGGGATTCCATTCTGTTGGATCATCTTGATCTGACCAACGTACAAGCATTGGATTGAAAGTACCACTTACAGTGGCAGTTGCTGAATATTGATTAGTACCAAAAGCAACCAAATGTCTATCGTTAGGAGAAACAAGTATTGAGTTAACACTGACCGGAGAGGTTGTTATGGAAGTAGCATGTATCGGAGTTGTACCGGCATCCGTATCAAACCGAAATATATTACTACCACTACGATTTGCAATTATATCTTCACCCCAATTATCCAGACTCCACTGTGTAATATCAAATACTATACCTGATGAGCCTGCTGATGCTGGTTGGTTCCATGCTCTTGTTTGTGAGGCGCAAACACCAGCTTGAAAAGTTGCAGAACCATAACCCATACCTGCCGCTGCAATAGAGTTGCCTGTGGGAATGTAGTAATTAAAGGTAGCCGCTCCTACATCACTTCCAGTTGCATTGGCAGCCGTAGTCACAGTAATTGTAAAAACATTAGCACTCAACACAGATGTGATGGGATAAACATTTGTGCTAAGGCTTACAGCATTAAAGGTAGCTGTTGAAGTGAAATAAACATAGTCTCCCTCACTTCTGTTATGACCAGCATCCGAACAACAAACTCTGGTGCTTCCCGAAGAAGTTCCGAAACAGTTGGCTAGTGTGACAGCAGTAGTAATAGGAGTAATATCATGCAACTGATCCCCGTCTTGTTCGTAAAGTTTATCAGGAGTTCCAAAGATCATTCTTTTTATATTTGAATCATCTACCCATGTAATCAAATCTCTGGCAGACCCATCAAAGGTTGATCCCAAAGCTCTGGTCTGATATCCTCTTAAATTTTCAGGTCGGCCAGCACGAAAACGAACACGATTTCCATCAAACCAACTACCCTCTTCAGCATACTGGGTAGTTTCTCTGTTGAAACCTTGTTTGAAATCAAACTTTTTAAGTTCTGTCATTTAATTAACCTTATTGATCTTTACCACGATCATCATAATAACCATTAGTATTTATATAAACAAGGCCATCAAATTGTTGCCTAAAAGCTACCTGACTTGATCCATTAGTACGAACAATATGAGTTCCTGCTGCATATGTTCCGTTTGAGTTAGAACTACTTTCACCTGCATTATTAGCATTACTCAGAGTAGGAGTAGCATCTGTTACATTTGGATGTGTAAGTGTTATAAGTACTGAAGAATTAGAACTTGCCACACGAACAACCAAGCCAAGTATAGCTCTTGTTTCAACTCCAAGAGGAGTACTTACTGCTTGAGTAACTCTGCTTGTTCCTAAATTAGTTCCACCAACATTAGTTATTTGTGTAGTAAAAATAAACTCATCGCCAAACTGAGTAAAGGGTAGAATATTACTACTGCCATCAGTAAGTACAGAGCCTATTCTTCTATAAGCAGAGGCCACCCCAGACGTACCCAAAAGATTAGCAGCAGTTAGACTGGTATCAAAACCAGCATCCACACCACCAGCATCTGTATCAACTATAAATAAATGATACCATGTATTGGTGGATAAACTTACACCACTTGCCATACCACCGTTAGTACTTCCTGATGCCCATGTTGCATCTATTTGTTTAACAAAGGTAGAGCTAAAAGAAAGTGACTTATCTTCAGTCACGTCTGTGGCGATTCCAGAAGAGATATTAATATCATGGGCTGAATCAGTACCCTGAGATAGAGTTAACCCTGAAATATATCCTTGAGGTGAATTGCCAGTCAGTCCGGTAAGATTACTACCATCTCCATATAGCGTTGTTGCTACCATGTTACCAGTAATAGACACACCAACAGTGGTTGTTACTAATTTTGCGGCATTATCATGATAAATACCAACAGCGCCATTTTCAGCAGCAGTGATCATACTTTCGTTAGCGGCGGCATTGGAAATAACAACATTAGAACCAGCCAGATATAAACTACCAGTTCCTATATCTTGAACATAACTATGTGTTCCAGTATGATAAAGTTTCAGATCACTGCCTGTACCTATATTTAATACAGCATTATCAACAAACATAGCAGATACTGATACTGTTAAATCAGTTGTTTTTACTGAGGTTGCAACAAGATTTGTAGTTCCTATGCTTGTTGCTGTAATATTAGTAAACGTATTGCGAGCAACAGGAACAACCGTGGTACCGTTGGTAACATAAAGAGCAGTATTTGCCGGTTCAAGGGTAACACCAGCATTTCCAACAACTCTGAGAATAACAGTATCTGTGGTATCCGTATATGATACTGAGTTTTTAACTATGTAAGACTTGGAATTATTAGGAATAAGAATAACAATATCATCATGAGTACCACCAACAGCACCGTTAATTTCAAGAATAGCAGAACGAGCCTGATCACCAGAACCCTGATTATTAGTTAAAGTAACCGTTGCAGCAGCACTAATAGTTATAGTCTGATAACCAGCAATGGCATCATCCAGAAGACTAATAACACCATCATTAAGAATCTGGCCCCAACTATTAGGGTTTTCCCCATCTCCTTGTTTGGTTAGCTTAAGATTAGTTGTATATGTACTTGCCATTAACTTGCCTTTCCTTTTTCTTTCTTTCTACACTCAGACTTAAATATTGTTGCAGATGGTACTTGTTCGATTATATTTTCAATATGTTCTTTATACGCCTGACAGGCTTCCAAGTTATTAAAACTACCTGTAATAGACTTTTCTATGATACCCTGATTAGAGGATAACAATAACATTCCTATTACAGACAGGTAATAAAACATATTATCTATTTACCAAGGAACCCCGGTGGCGGTTACCGGAGCCTTGGATAGCGCAATCTGAGACGCCACATCGGCCTCAAGCAGGGTAACCTCGTCAGACCCGAGTGCTTCCTTTGCCCATGCAATTGCGTTGTCCTCTGTCACATCGGCATATGCAGTGAAACTGGACAAATCGTCGGTATCGATGCCCACAGAGCCATACTGGCTACCAGAATGATCTACACCATCCACTGTCTCGCTATCCTTCACATTCCAGTGAACCCTCGTGATAACGTCCGCTTCTCCGCCCAGAGACATTGTGCGATCACAGGCCGCTATTTTCCATGTTGCTGCCATTTTACTTTCCTTCCTCTGCTATATCCTTGGAAGATTCAGCATTTTCCTCTTCCGAAGTCTTCATTGAGATCATAAATGCGTTTATGAATGCCTGTTCAGCCACCTTGGCCTGATCCAGTTCAAACATTAAATTAGCCGCTTTATCCTTACAGGAGCGAATCTGCTTAATGATGTAGCTCTGCTCCTCGTTAAAATCTTCCTCGGTGTATTTAGTACCGTTAATATTAACTACTTCTTCCACTTTGTTCTCCTGTTCAAAAAGGTTTTATTATGCGTATGGACTATCGCCTAATACATCTGTGTCCCATGCAGCTTTTAGATTAGTTATAGTGGCTGCATCGGCAATTGCTGAAGCAGCAGGGGCATCTCTCAGTGCTTTTTTCACAGCAATACTTGCTGCCTGTGCGGGTGCATCAGCAACCTCCAAAGCTCTCATGTAAACTATATCTTCAGCATCGAGCAGCGGAGTCCTTACTTCTCTAATTTTATCTTTAAATATAACCTTAGATACCGCTACGTCTTCAGTTATGATTGAACCACTTAACGACCACGCATCCCTGAAATGTCTATCGGAAGGAACCGTAGCATCATCGTATGCAATACTGTTTCCGTCTTTGTCTACGATAGTATTTGTTGCCATAGGTATCTCCTTTAAGCTGCTATATCTTCGTTTATCTTCCAAGCATTACGCCACGCACGAGTAGCTGGAAGTTGTTCTTTACGGCAAATAACCATCTTGAGTCGGTTGCCCTCGTTGTATGAACGCCATACAGATTGCGGCACATCCTTCATAATTAGATATTCGATGGCTTTCTCTTCTGACAGAGCATCGACGGGCTTGGTATCATGCAGCAAGAACCCTCTCGTATGTCTTTTAAAGTCGGGCTTGGCTTCATCCTTTGCCAACTCCCAGTATACCTCTACCGGGGGAATAATGCCGCCTTGTAGCGCACAAGCCATCCAGTTAGGGTCAGGAATCAATATCTTTGCACATTCATCCATCTCGGTCTCGTAAACAACACGGTAGGCAGACTGATGAGCCGTCAAGTTTTCCTTGGCCCACAGAAGCCTTTTCCATAGCTCTGTGCCTTGAAATTCAGGTGTGGCTGTCATGCTAAATCACCAAGTACTGATGATGCAGCGTTTTGATTTGCATCGGCCAATGCCATAGCCGTCGCCGTTTGTTTTTTGAAAGATGTCCCATAGCCGGTTGTGGCCTGATCGACAGCATCCTGTGCGGCATGGACAAACACACCACCGCCATCTTGTTTATCATCTGCCCCCAAAATAAGAGCGTAGTTTGCATCATTCATGTTGTTGGCTATTACAGGCGCATACAGACCCACACCAGAATCTGTGACAGAAGTCATATTGAAAGAATCTACGACAGTAACAGCGGCACCGGAGGTTCTCACCCACGCTTTACATAGCCCCAGAGAGACATTCGTCGTTGCGGCGGTCCCCTCTGACCCAACCGTTACCGTTCCCGCAAACGCTGCCCCGGCACTAGAGGTGACTTGCCCGTCTCCTCTCACTCTAAATGGCACTTCTGAGCCATTATTCGTCACGCATTCTATCAGGTCGAATGCAGTCCCCGCCGCTCGCACAGTCCACGGCTGGAGAACGTTGCCGGTGAAGCTCGCATGACTGCCAATAATACGGGCCACATTTTGTCCAGCAACCGTGTGCGTTACTTGAAATGCTGGAACAGCAGCCCCTGTGGTTACGGTTAGAGGACTGCTGGGCGAAGTAGTCCCGATTCCCAAATAGCCCGAGGAGTTCATCGCAATCTTTTCAGCATTCCCAATTCGGAACAGCATTGGCTGACCGGCCTTGGTGTTCAAAAGCGTCCCCCCTGCGGCTGTTTGTGCCAGTGCAAAGTTGGCAGCAGCCGAGTTGTCTATATGGCTGAACACTGCATAGTCTGACGCAAAAGTTCCGATTGTTGATCTACCAATATCATGGTCGATATCTTGATCTTTCGTCACCTCCATATTTCCAGCAGTCGTGAGCGTCAGAGTTGCAAGACCACTACTGCCGTCGCTGGCAGCTTGGTAGAGTGTGATTTTACCTCTGGTCGAGGCATCAGCGCCTCTAGATTGAAGATAGGCACCCCCACTTTCAAATGTGAGTTTACCACTGCTCGCTGCGTTGCTTGTTGCGCCACCAGTGAAATTGATCGCCCCTGTTACTTCAAGCTTTTCGCCGGGTGCGGTATTGCCGATGCCAAGTCCAGAACCGGTGACTGTCGCAGTACCCGTACCTCCGGCAATAAGGCTAAGTTTGTTCGCCGAGACCCAGCCAATACCCGTGTCGGGGTCAGCGTTATTGGACCTGAGTGTGGGGTTAGTTGCTGTGGCGGCTTCATTTTCGACAGTTGGACCGGCTGCATCCTGCACAGCAATGTCTCCGAGTACCGTCAGAGCAGCACCAACAGTCGTAAACCCGTCATCTCTGACCGAGAACTTAATTGCTTGGCTACTGTTCTGGGCTTCAAGTATATTAGACCCCGTGCCGTCGCTCGCTCCGACCAGCGTCAGCGCACAGTCCGCCGCTACAGCGTCCGCCCCGATAGCGGCGTGTCCGACGATAGCTGCATCGCCAGCAACATCTAAATCGTTTGCAATATCTACATCGCCGCCATTCGACCCCGAA